GTGTAACAGAAACCATTGTGACCCAGATTCTTTGCCCCCTTTATCTTCCCCTTCCGCAGATTCAAATTAAATTAAATATGTCAACCAGAAATTTAAATCCAATCTTTTCCTTTATCTCCAATCTAATTTTATTTGTCATTTTGGTTTTTTTCCTTTATGGGATGTACATTTTAATTAAAGATATTCTTTTATAAAATTAAGAAAAATGGAAAAAATTAAATTTTTTCGGGTCGAGGACAATCGTCCTTCTGTAGATAGAGTCAAAGACTTTGGAAAATCCCTTCTATTTTGGAAAGGTAGAAAAAAAGGGATGATTCATACTCGTGATTTGAAGTGGGACGATATTCGTTTTATATTCTTTCCCAAAAACTTTGCCGAAAAATATGGTTATTTGGGATCCATCCCTGTTTACAAATACTATGACCAAGCTATGGTTCCATTGGTTTTGGCTATGGATTATGAGGCAAAACCATGGTGGTGCCCACGTTGGTTTCTTAGATTCCTTCAAGTATTTGGTAATGATAGTTCTATTGTAAGGGTTCGTAACCGAAAGTTACATAATCTACATAATAGATTAACTAAAGGAATTACATTCTATGATTATAAGACAAAGTGGGAGTGGTATGATTTAAGAATTTCAGTTGCGGGGCCAGAATACATTCAAGATTTGGCGGATGCTATTGAAGATCATTATTACAAAGTTGGTAAAAGAAAAGATACTATTAAACAAATTAAGACATTCGAGCCTGAGTTTGATAAAACATATATGAATACAAAGGATCTTGATGATTATTTAGAAACCTTATACGCTAAATAAGAAATTATTTTGTATATTTAAGTATGAAAACAATATTCATTGGAGATATCCATGGCCGTTCAATTTGGAAGGACATTGTAGCAAAAGAAAACGCTGATAGGGTTATCTTTATTGGAGATTACTTTGATTCTTTCGATATACCTGGCATAGACCAAATTCATAATTTCAAAGAAATAATTGAATGCAAAAAAACAAGCGGTAAAGAAGTTATCCTATTAGTAGGTAATCACGACTTTCATTATATGAATGTTGGTGAAACCTATTCAGGTTTTCAACCCACTCTTAAAGGGGATATTGAAATGGTGTTGAAAGAAAATATGGAACATCTTCAAATGGCATATTCCTTTGATAAGTTCCTATGTACACACGCCGGTGTATCTTCAGTATTTATGGATAGGTGGTTTAGAAATATGTGGAATTGTGATAATTTGGTTGAGAAATTAAATGAAACATTTATATACAGCCCATCTATTTTTAAATTTACAGGATGGGACCCCTATGGTGATGATGTAAACCAATCACCAATTTGGATTCGTCCACGATCTTTGTTATGGTCAAATAAAAAAAGAGGAAAAGATTCTATCAAAGGTAGATTTATTCAAATTGTAGGCCACACTGGGGTCAGCTCTATTGATATCAAAGCAACAGATAAATCAATGGGGGGTAAATACTATATGATTGATGCTTTACCTTCAAAAGAATATTTAATATATGATGGTGAACTTAAAGTTGGAAAATTATGATGAACGCAACAACAAAAGAACAAGAAGCAATTAGGGAATGTTATAGGAAACTATATAAGGCATCCACCCCATCAGCTGATTTTGATGAATTAATTAATAAAGCCCCCATAGATGAAAATGGGCAAAAGGTAATTGATTTTATGGCACATGAAATTTGTGAATACGAATTTTCTCAAATTGTGGATGAGGTTATTAAAAAATATAAAATTAAAACCCATAGATTAACACCATTTAAAAACTCTATCTACCTTGGTTGTAGTCCTAAATTTAAGTAATAGAGAAAATGAAAAAACAAATTTACCTAGATGACGTTAGAACTCCCAAAGAAGATATTTGGGTGGTGGTTAGAAATTATGGTGAGTTCGTGGAAACGGTAACGAATATAGGATTGAAGAACATAGATGTAATTTCCTTGGATCATGATTTAGGTGATACAGCTATGACAGAGTATTTCACCAACGTCAGTCCTAACTACAAACTAGATTACTCAAACATTCTTGAAAAGACTGGAATGGATTGCGCTAAGTGGCTGGTCAATCATTATCTTGACAATTATATTACTCAAGAGAGTAGGTCAGAAAAAAAATCATCTGGTATTGTTTTTCCACAAGTGTATACTCATTCGGCAAATCCGATCGGATCTGCCAACATTATGGGATATATCAATAATTTTTGGAAGAATGAGGGCCAACCTCAATCTTGTGTTCGTGTGAATATTCCACACTTTGTTTGATATTTTGTTGTATATTTGTAAAAAAATAATATGAAAAAATTCACAATTTTGGGGAAAAATTCGTTCAAAATTCGAAATAAATAGGAACAGTGAAACATGTTCTGGCCCAGATTATATAATTCAAATATAAAGAAAATGATAAATAAAGTTTTCAATTTATAAAAATGAAAAAAGCATTTGTTTCATTCTATGTTGGGTATGAATATGAAAGAATGACTAATCTTCTCAAAGAAAGTATTGAAACTTTTTCTGATAAACCCTTGATTGTTTTCACCCCTAAAGATTTTGACTTAGAATTCCTCCCTGAGAATTGGAAACCTGGTTATATTTATATTTATAAAATTTTATCTTGTTTAAAATTATTGGAAGAGTTTGATGAAGTGGTTTGGCTAGATTCTGATTGTTTAGTTACCCACAACATTGAAAAAATTCGGGATTACAAAATTGATAAATTTCCTTTATTGCCTAGGGCTAGGTTTTATAATTTTGTAAATTGGCCAATGCCTTTTTTTGAATGTAGAAGCCCCCATTTCATGGGTGCTGCAAAACAAAAGGTTGAATGTTTTGACCTAGATTTCCCCGATGTTTATCTTCAGGCCTGTTGTATGTTTATAAATAAAGATTGTGAACCTTTTTTAAGGGAAGTATTATCTTTTTTCGAAGATTTCGACGGGGAAAGTTTCTTTTTTGGTGATGAATCTATTATCAATTCTCTTTTTTGGAAATATAAAAATTCAAAAAACCTAGGTGATGTTTTTTTGTGTTCTCATTATTTTAGTTCTTACATATTCGATTCATTTATTACACTCCAGAAAGCTGAAGATTTTCCAAAATTGTTTGATCCTTCTTACGATGGTATATTTCCAATTGGTACACACCCTAACATTGAACTTAATACACATAACCGTTTAAAATTAATTCATAATAATTTTGAAAATATTTTGTTTTTTCATGGTACTAAAAGTTATGATAAGCATGAAAATTATCTTGATTCTTTAAAAATTTATAGAAAATAAATTGATGCCTTGGAAATTGGTAAATTTCTCATCGATATTGATGGCAAACTTTCCGTAGGAGAAATTTCTTAATTAAAAAATCTAATGATTTCAAATTCACAAATACAACAGATTTCTTTTTTATTTTCTAAATTTTTGTATCCGCCTAAAAAAAATTACGATCTAGAGGAACTCGGTAACAAAATAGGTGTAGCAGTTGCTAGATCTGTTTCAACTCTGAACCCAGACCAGATACAAGAATTCATATCCGGATTTATTCATGGGGTAAATCTAAATTTGGAAAATACAAAAGAAAAAGAAATTGAGAAAAAGAAATTCGATATTGATCTTGTTTATCAAAATTATTACAATTCCTGGATGATGACAACGAACGACCCACTTCCGAAATCTGACTTCATTGCCCGGGTAATAGAAGACAAAGATTTTGCAAAAATATGGGGTGCAATCCCCCCAGATCCGCAATCGGGTTCAATCAGAGAAAGAAACGACGACTGAAAAAACAGACGTTTGGATAAGATGTGATACAAGAAAACCACATAAATACTTTAGATAAATGATATATAGAAAAAAAATAATTATGAAAAATCTTATTCATTTTGAATCTTTTGATCAAATTGGAGCTCACAATATAAACGAGGAGACATCGAATATATCTTTAAAAAAATTGGATTCTATGTCAGATACACAACTCTACGATTATTTTTATAAATTAGTTAAAGAAAATCCCGATTCTTATATAAAATATCTCAAAAGCATGGGATTCAACCCAGTTACCGCTTCCAAATTATATCAGGTAGATTCTAATATGTTGATTCAATTTCTCGAATCCGTTAAGAAGGGGAAACCCCTAGGGTCAGATAGTCCTAAAGAAAAAGAATATATGGGGAAGAGATTCAAAGCTGCTTTGTATATCTTATCTGGATTGATCTTGATGGGGGCAGGAACCGAGGGTGAAGTATTGGTAAATGGAAAAAAATAGACCCCTTAAATTATGTCAAACCCAAATTTTTTTATCAATGAATTTTCTGGAGTAGATAACTTCGAAAAATGGCTGATTAAACAAAGAGAAGAAGCTTTTGGAAAATACAAACAAGATTCTTTGGGTGTAAATTCGGATGGAACCCAAAATGGAGTTAACAAAATAGATTCTTCTGGTGTAAATTCGAATCAAAACCCATCACAACAAACAAATTTAACAATCAATACAGAAGGAAAAAACAATAAATGTTCAGACTGGATATCAAGCTCAAATTATTGGCAAACTTCTGACGGTAAGAATTTGCAACAATTGGCTTCACCGTTAGTATTATCAAAAAATACAGGCTTGGGTGGAAACTACAACCCTAAAGTTTTCGAAGAAAACGTCCAAAATCCGAAAGTTTGGTGGTCAGTTTTTGATATAAACAACAATCGGTTTTTAGCAGAAAGTAAAGATTCTAATAAAAACGTTTATGGTTTGTCTGTTCCTAAAGTATGTGTAGCTTCGGCAGCATTATCTGTGAATAACGGAACACTCCCAACAGACAAAGATTTGAATTCGCTTATAAAACTTTTGGTGAAAAGTGATAACAATGTTTGGGATAAAATTTCTGAACTAGGTGGAGGCACCTCTGGAGTAAACGAATGGTCAAAAGCTTTGGGTTTTAAAATGACCCCAGCAAGAAGAGGAGGAAATAATTGCAATGCACACGATTTGGCTTTGTTTTGGAATTTAATTTGTAAAAATCAAATCCCGGGTTCAGAAAAAATTTTTAAAATAACTTCTGCTTGTGATACAAGTAAGTCTAGATCAAGATTATATATGCCTAAAGATGTTTTAATAGGGGGTAAAACCGGATCTTATATGAAATCAAATCACGATTCTTGTTGGTTAAAAAATAGCAAAGGTTTTTTTTCTATCACAGTACTCACAGAATTAGGTTCCGGTCCAGGTAGTAAAGGTAGTAATATTATTGCAAACCTTTTCCGGGGTCTTTATAATCAATATTGTGATTAGAAAATTTTATAAATTTGGAATTTGTAAAATATATATAAATAAAAAAGATTATCATGGAACATTTATTAGAATACGATAATTTTTTGAATGAAATGACACCTCAGAATAATAATCTAGGTTACACTTTCGAAAATTGGAAAAAAAAGATCCTAAAACACGCATAATGAAAGTTATAAAACAACCTGACTTCAAATCTTGGAATTTCTTGGCGCATGCCGAAAAGAACAAATGGTCTGTAGGAATTTCGGTTGTTGAAGATGCAGGTGATCCAAATGTATCAATAAAAGTCTCTCATGTAGACGGAAAACCAACAAAAGAATACGATATTATACAAAAATTAGCGATGGAACATTTATTCAAATTAAAAGGGGCTTCAAAAAATATTTCTTCTGGTAGTAGGTATTTCGATGTTAAAGTTCCTAAAAATGGAAATATTGGACCAATAGCAGATTTTGTTGAAAAATGCTATAATATGTGTTGGAATGAAAAGACATTACCAAGGAATATTTATTAGTTGGGTTGAAGTCATAAATTAACCTAAATAATACAAAAATAAACCCCAATTTTAAGGGGTTTTTTATTTTTTATCGAATTCTTTTTCGTATATTTGCTACAGCTTAAGGCAAATGATTGACAATTTTCATCTAATCAAACCACTCCTTAATTTTGAGAATCAAGGGGATTTTTACATGTTGTATGTTTTCAAAAGGAAGAAGGACCAACCAGAGGGGGAAAGAGATAACCACCAATCAGTCAGAACAATTAAGACCTACTGTGTCGAAAGTGTAGACTACCTGGAACAGAGATATGACGAGATAAAACAACTGTGTGAGATGTTCAAAGCCAGATCATACATCCACGTACAAAAACAAAACCACTCCGATATTTCTCTGAATATGATGGTGGCTTTGGCAGAAAGAATTCGAAATGGTCAACCGAATCAAAAAAATCTTTTCGACTCTGTTGTTGGCCAAATTCAAACCCACGAGAAAAGATGGATCATAGACGTTGATGGAACTCAAACTCCCTCCCCTCTAATGATGGCACATATTGAGTACTCATGTGAACCCGTTACCGTGGTCGATTTTGATAAAATCGGAATTCCTATAGGCCACAAAGTTGGTCCGAAGATAGAGGCGATCATTCCAACCAAAAATGGACACCATTTAATAACAAAGAAGTTTAATGTCATGGAATTTAGAAAAAAATATCCGGACATAGACATTCAAAAAAAGAACCCAACCCTTTTGTATCTTCCAAATTCTCTTTCTTAATTCAATAAATGAAATTTTTACAAATTGGCTCATCTACGGCAGAAGATCATTTACCACAATTGACAAAAGATAGCTCTGCCGAATTGGTTGTTTTAGTAGAACCTTTAAAAATCCACCACAATAAAATTTCTGATGCTTATTTTGGAATTCCACATGTTATTTTAGACTGTGCTGTGGTACCAGATCCAATTTCAGCGGGAAAAATTCCTTTCTTTTTTCATATGGATGATGGACCAAACTATCCCTTATCTTCTATTTCGGAGGATCATTTTTTCCAGCCGAGGCACGGATCCTTACAAAAAGAAAAGGTTGTTGAAATTTCCGTTCCTGCTAGAACTCTTTCTTCTATTTTGGAAGAATTTAATTTGTATCGTTTAGATTATTTAATGTTAGATGCCGAAGGGATTGACGATCGAATTTTATACAGTTTGGATTGGAGAAAATTTGACATCAAACAAATTTATTACGAGGCGGTTCACATAAACAATTTGAAATTAATTTCATTTCTCGAACCCCTAGGATTCTCTGTTACTTACGGTCTGGGACCTTGGGGTTTTGATTGTTTAGCCATTCGACCATAATAATCCATAACTTACGCGAAATGTACCATTCGAAGTTGGACCTTTTAATTTTCGAACACTATGTTAAGGAGATCCAAAGAATTTTTGGATTTAGTCTCGACGAAATCAAAACCATAAAAAAAACAAGACATCTGGTTGCGGCAAGGCACCTTCTTATGTACGTTTTGAAAGAAAAATTTGGACACATATTTTCTTTCGCTAAAATTGGAACTTTAATCGACCGAGATCATTCAACTGTTATCCATGGTGTCAATGCCGTTAAACAGGGTTTGAAGTACAAAGAAAAAATTTTCTTTCCTTACTCAGAATTTCACCATTTGGATATTCAACCTATAATCCAAGAGATGGAAAAAAATATGTTTTCCCCTAAGATTAATTTCGATGTTTTCAAAGAAATTATTGAAAAACTCGAATCCTCACAAGAAAGATGTCGTGCTATAAATCATCATGGAATTGACTTGACAAATTTTGAGGATGAACTTCAAAGTGTTATTTCCATGTTAATTGGAAGCATATACGGAAAGGAAGGTCTAGAAACTTTTGAGTGGTGGTGTTACGAAAAGGATTGGGGAAAAAGAAAAGAAACACATATGTCTGATTCTGATGGTAATCTTTTGTGTGAAACCATAAAAGATTTACACGAATGGCTAGAGGAAAATTCGACACCAGATTACGAACTTCCCCGAAAAATGAAAGAAGAAGAAAGAAAAATTTTGTTGTCTAATTGGATTGGGCAAAAATAATACCACAAAAAATAATTTATTTCGGAACAATTTTACGATTGTTCTAATATAAGAATGGAAAATTTCATTCTTGCCCGATGTCAAATCACACCCAAACCATCGTAATAGGATCAGATCATGTTGGTTTTGAATTGAAAACAAAAATCATCGATTGGTTTTCTAAAAACAATTACGAGGTGATTGATGTCGGTACTTATCATCAGGATTCAACGGATTATCCGGATTTTTCTCACCGTGTATCAGGATTGGTGGATCAAGACAGAGTTGGAATTTTGGTTTGCGGATCGGGAAACGGTGTTGCAATAACAGCAAACAAGTGGAATAATATAAGAGCAGCTCTGTGTTGGAACTCTGACGTGGCTTCCCTCGCCAGAAAGCACAATGATGCAAACGTACTGTGTTTGCCTGCTAGATTTATGTCGACAGTTGAGGCAATAAAATCAATAAAAATTTTTTTAGAAACAGATTTTGAAGGAGGAAGACACTTAAATAGAATAAAAAAAATTCCCATTTGAATGTGGTTCGATTTAATGCCGGGCGAAATTTATTTGTTGGGGCCAAAGTCTGAAACAAACGAAGAGATTCAATTTTTTTCTTCGACTAAAAAAATCAAGGTCATAGAAAAGACGCTAACAACAATTCTTGTTGAGGAATTAGATTCCCAAAAATTGGAAAATTGCAGTAGGCATTTAAAAGATTCATTTATTCAAAATTGGAGAATTTTGAAGAAAATTTCTTCCAATACAAAAGAAACCAAATTTGAATAAAATCGAAACTATTGAATTTTGGATTTCTATAAAATTTGTTTTTGATTCAAAATCAATAGATTATGTTCAAATGGAAATATAAACCCTGCGGGCTCTGCCCAGTACAGGCAGAAGGATGGTTTTTAGGATTTTATTTTTATTTTAGAGCTAGGGGCTCATTTGTCACAGGGGATTTTTCAAAAACTGAAGAAAGGTGGGTTGATGGTAACAACAGAAAATCCTTTGTGCTCCTGGAAGTTGATTGGCCAGAAGCTGGATATTTGTCTTTTTGGAAATCCCAACTTTTGGTTTACTGGGGATGTTTACTTTTTTTACTTACATTTTCTTTTTTACCACAGCAACCATGAAATTTCTGGTTCGTCTTTATCAGGAATTTCGAATAAAAAATCCGGACTCCAATTTAAATTTTGTTGAATGGAGAAAGACGATTTCTATCCCTTCACATGATATCACTGATGATTTTCAAATTGGTCCGGATGGATCTTTTTTTTGTGGGGAATTTTTTCCGGAGGATGAAATATATTTAAAAAAAATTAATAAATTAGAAATACACGAAGACACTGACGATCCAGACGATGTTTAATGCCACAATAATGCCAACTTTAAGAACACAATACCTAAACTTTATTCAGGAGTCTAAAAAGAATGGAGATTTCAAAAGCGAAGAGGAAGTTCCTAGCTTTGAATCTTGGATTGAAAACAAATTCAAAGACTCACCGAAATTAGATTCGGAATTTTACGATTGGGATGTAACTTTGTTAGATGGTATCGAAGAAGATTGATTGTTTTAAATTTCATTTATTAAAAATAAATTATGGTAGCATTGATAATTTTCGGCTTAACCCTAGTAATAGCTATTCTTTGGGCCAGGGGAATACACAGAATGAGTAAGGAACACCCATTTTATAAAGGTGAAGATCTTTTTTCTGAAAAATTACCCGGAACTCACCCAGATTCTTCTGTCATGTACACAAGGTATTGTGAATTTGCATTGTCCTTAGAAGAGATTGATTATGATTATCTAGTTAACGATCCACATCAAAATTGTACCAGAATTATGACAGAAAACGAATTTTGGGAAAGAGTAAGCAAAGATTCTTCATTTGCACAAAAATTCAACTGGATAGAAATTTAAATTTCTAAAAAATGAACAGAATATTTCTTATTGATATTGATGGAACTATATGCGAAGATATTTCAAATGACGATTCACATTTGTACTCTAGCGCAAAACCTTTTATGGACGCACAAAAAATTATAAATAAATGGTATGACGAAGGTAATCTAATCACATTTTTTACCGCTCGTGAATCCAAAGACAGATTTGAGACTGAACAGTGGCTGAAATTAAACGGATTTAAATATCATGGATTGATTATGGATAAACCAACAATTAAAGATGGCCAAGAATATGTTTGGATTGATAATCGAAAAGCCAGAGCCGTAACTTATTTGGGAACCTGGTCTGAATTAAAAGAGGTGGATGCAAAAATACAAACATTCGATATCTCAAACAAACAAACTTATGAATAGAGAAAATAAACCAGAAGATATACTTTTGTTGATGGGAATAGTAGGGATTGTTGGTATGATTATTATAGTTCTAATGACACTTTAATATGAACAACGAAACAACAATTAAACTACAACAGGAACTGATTAACCTGTATGAACAACAAATTATGGATTTAACCTTAATATCTAAAATTGAATTAGGTGATGATGTGATTGATGAAATTAAACTACAACAGGAACTGATTAACCTGTATGAACAACAAATTATGGATTTAACCTTAATATCTAAAATTGAATTAGGTTATGATGTGATTGATGAAATTAAACGATTAAAAACTTTGATAAATGAACAGCCTAGATAAAAATTATCAATCACTCCTGCAAGACATACTTGATAATGGTGTAAAAAAAGAAACTAGAAATGGAGGAACACTATCGGTGTTTGGTAAACAGATACGCCATAAAATGAGTGAAGGGTTTCCATTACTTACAACCAAGAAAATGGCTTGGAAACAAATTGTGACTGAGTTGTTATGGTTTTTAAGAGGAGAGACAAATGTAAAATGGTTATTAGAACAGGGAAATACAATTTGGGTAGGGGATGTTTATAAGAGATATTGGTTTAATTGGAAACCAGTAAGAGAAGATTGTGGTGAAGATTTGACACCGTATACACAAGAAGAATTCATCAACAAAATCAAAACAGATGATGAGTTTGCAAAGAAGTGGGGTGAACTCGGTAGAATCTATGGGGCACAATGGAGACGTTGGAAAGGATTTCATGAAGGACAACATGACATATTAAAAGTAATTGACGGTATTGAAAAACATAAAGATTACTTAGAAGGCACAGACCAGATTTTTAATCTAATCCACAACCTCAAAACAAACCCAGACTCAAGACGACTAATGGTTTCGGCTTGGAATGTAGGTGAATTAGACCAAATGGTACTTCCACCTTGTCATTATGGATTTCAAGTTTATACAAGAGAGTTGACATGGAATGAAAGACATAAATTAGCAGAAACTAAATACCAATTAGATGATACAGACGAAGAATTGAATAAACAAAATGTTCCAACCAGAGCAATCTCCTTGATGTTCAATATGCGTAGTAACGATGTCCCATTGGGGCTTCCGTTTAATTTGGCATCATACGGACTACTTTTAGAAATTATCGCAAAAGAAGTTAATATGATTCCTAACGAACTAATTGCGAGTCTCGGTGATGCTCATATCTATCTAAATCAAATTGATGGGGTTAGAGAACAATTGACAAGAGAACCATATCCGTTACCAAAATTAACTATTACCAATCAAGTCAATTTTGATGAAGATATTGATGAATTTTTAAATAGTTGTTTAATTTCAGATTTTCAAATTGAAGGTTATCAGTGTCATCCAACTATAAAAATGCCGTTATCAAATTAAAAAAATATGAAATATATTGTTGATTTAAAAAATGTTTCTTTATCTGACGTTAATCTAGTAGGTGGTAAAAATGCTTCACTGGGTGAAATGATTCAACATCTCGGAATTTTGGGGATAAAAGTTCCCAATGGATTCGCAATAACTGTTAATGGTTATCGTGATTTTATCACTCACAACAAATTAGATAAATCAATAAAGAAATTAATTTCAAAATTAAATCCTGATGATATTATTGAATTGCGTAAAACAGGACTTGAAGTAAGAGAATTGATTCGTAATGGGGTATTTCCTGAAGATTTGAAAAATGAAATTCAAACAAAATATCGAGAACTATCAGAAACTTATGGACAAACAACAACCGATGTTGCTGTCAGGTCTTCGGCAACCGCCGAAGATTTACCTGATGCTAGTTTTGCTGGTCAACAAGAAACTTTCTTAAATGTAAGAGGAACGGAATCCATATTAGAATCTGTAAGAAACTGTTTTGCTTCATTATTTACCGATAGAGCGATATCGTATAGAACATCCTTTGGGTTTAATCACTTTGATGTGGGTTTATCGGTTTGTGTACAAAAAATGGTTCGTTCCGATTTATCTTCTTCGGGTGTTGCTTTTTCTTTAGATACCGAAAGTGGATTTAAGGATGTGGTGATGATAAATGGAAGTTATGGTTTAGGTGAAATGATAGTACAAGGGGCGGTATCACCTGATGAATTTATTGTATTCAAACCACTATTAGAAAAGGGATTTTCACCAATCATAGAAAAAAAATTGGGGAATAAAAATAAAAAGATGGTCTATGGGGATGGACAAGGTAAATTAACCAAAATTATCAATATAGATGAAGAACATCAAAGTAATTTTTGTATCAACGATAATCAGGTCTTACAAATATCAAAATGGGTTACATCGATTGAAAAATACTATTCAAATCTAAAAGGTTATTGGTGTCCGATGGATGTTGAATGGGCAATAGATGGTTTATCGAATGAATTGTATATTGTTCAGGCAAGACCAGAAACAATCCATTCAAGAAGAAAAAATGATACATTAATTGAGTATAAAATTAATAGTGAAAATTTAATTCCTATTCTCAAAGGAAGTGCAATTGGAGATGGAGTTTCTTGTGGTCAAGTTGTTATCATGCACTCTTTGGATGGTAGAGATGGAACGATTGATGTATCAGAATTTATGGAGGGTAGTGTTTTAGTGACCGATATGACCGACCCCGATTGGGAGCCTATTATGAAAAAGGCATCAGCAATCGTTACAAATAAAGGTGGTAGAACTTGTCACGCAGCTATAGTTGCGCGAGAAATGGGACTTCCAGCTATTGTTGGAAGTATCAATGCAACAAAATTATTAAAAAATAATCAAAATGTTACGATTTCTTGTTGTGAGGGGGATATTGGATTTGTTTATGATGGGTTTATTGATTATGAAAAAAATAAAACCAATCTAAAAGATTTACCACAAATCTCAACTCCGATAATGTTGAATGTTGGTTCTCCTGAATCGGCATTTAAATTTTCTAATTTACCTAATTCGGGTGTTGGGTTGGCTCGGGAGGAATTTATCATCAATAATTACATTAAAGTTCATCCTATGGCTCTTTTAAAGCATAAAGAACTTGATGATAGTAAACTAACAGAAGAAATAAATTCAATCACCAAAGGGTATGAGAATGAAGAAACCTTTTTTGTAAAAAAATTAAGTTATGGTATAGCAAGAATAGCAGCAGCATTCTACCCACAAAAAGTAATTGTGAGACTTTCTGATTTCAAATCCAATGAATATAAAAATTTATTAGGTGGTATTCATTTTGAACCTGACGAGGAAAATCCAATGATTGGGTGGAGGGGTGCTTCAAGATACTACTCTGATAAATACAAAGAAGCCTTTGGGATGGAAATCAAAGCAATCAAAAGAGTTAGGGAAAAAATGGGATTAGATAATGTTGTAATTATGATACCATTTTGTAGAACAGTTGAAGAGTTACTGAATGTTTATAGGGTAATGGAATCTTATGGATTAAAAAGAGGGGAAAGAGGTTTAGAAATATATTTGATGGCTGAATTACCATCAAACATTTTTATGGCTGAAGAATTTTCAAAACATATTGATGGTTTTTCAATCGGGTCTAACGATTTAACACAACTGATTTTAGGTTTAGATAGAGATTCTGCTTTAGTATCTTCAATCTATGATGAAAGAAACATAGCAGTAAAAAGGGCAATATCCCACCTGATTAAAATTAGTAAAAAAACAAATACGAAGGTTGGTATTTGTGGGCAGGGCCCTTCTGATTTTCCTGATTTTGCGGAGTTTCTTGTGAAAGAGGGAATAGATACAATTTCAGTAACTCCTGATTCATTGTTGAAGACATTAAAAACACTTAGTAAATTAAAAAATTAAAGCACCGTTATCAAATTAAAAAAATATAAGTTATGGAAAATTTACAAATTAAAATCACAATCACCGATGGTGAAAAGGAAGCAAACGCAACAATTGGTCTTAATGAATACCAATCAATAAAAGAAATACATGGTATAAGTAGCTGGATGAACAGGTGGATATTTTATTAGAACAGATTAAAAAATCAATCACACCCAATAATTAAAGCACCTTTATCAAATTGAAAACTAAGATCCACGTCAACCAACATCACATTCGTTCCAACAAAACCAAAGGGACGGATTTACCAGTTATCACAGTTAAACAAGGTAAAAAAAATACCTACTGCAATGAGGTTGAGATTTTGGGCCCGAGTAAAATCACTTATTGTGGTTCTGGAACTGAAATCAAACCCTTGATTTGGGGTGGTGCAAGAGTTGTAATTGAGACAGACCATGAGATAAAAATTATATCTTAATTTTTTTTCCAATTTGATTGCATAAAATTCCAAAATCGTGGGAAACAAATGAATTTTTTTCCGTATATTTGAAGAAAATACATTCCAAATGAAAAAAAAATGTTTAATCAACCACGAGGGATGCAATCTTGGGATTCAAAGAAATAAAAACAATGAACTTGAGATTTATGACCAATGGGGAGAAATAGTATCTAAGCCGACTTTACAAGAATTTGTACTTTGGCTCCAGGGAAGGGTTAGCATTTTAGATTCACAAGAAAAATCCTGGAATTACCCAGAGTTATTCAGAAAGGATTTTACTTCTGACTCTGCAACAGATCTGGCTGAAATTATTAAATTCTTGATCGATTCAAACCACAAACAAATCCGTGCTAAATAACCAAAATTTAATTCAGATTCAAGGGATTGATTCAATTTTGAGCCAATACAATTTTTCATCATCCCATATCGAATCAGATTCTAAATCTGATTCGAAATTTAATTCCAGAGAAAAACAAATTATTCTTCTTGGAATTATGTTAGGGTCCTTACCGGAAAAACAAAATTATACAAATGGCAGAATTTAGCAAACAGTACGAAGAAGCATTTGACTTTGGATGGCATGATTTTGATTATGAAGAAATCTGGTCAAAACTCCAGCCAAATGAATTTTATCCTTTGATCTGCGAAGGTCTCGGAACTTTGGGGGTTGGAAAATCAGAAGCAGGAGAAATGTTATTTGGGATAAGAGACGAAGAAGATCCGGATATGATGGTCTTTAGAACCCTTGATCAGATGATTTCCTTGGTGAAATCACAGGGCAGAGGATAAAAAATTGGATTTGGCAAAAGATATATAAGCCAACTCAAGGCCTATGTATTCAAATCCAGAATATCTAAAACAGATTGCCTCCAAATTGGAGAGACTGAATTTGGCCGAGACGGGCAGCAAAGATCCTAGAACTCCAAGAAACTCTGGCTATTCCATGTATGAACCTAAATTAGAGGATCCCCTTCAGTGGATGGGTAGAGCAGCCCAAAAATATATGGAAAGCAAGCATGAAAAAATTTAAGGAAAATTTGCATCTCTTTATTTTGGGTTTAGTGATTTGGATTTGTTGTTTGGTTTTTTTCCCTCGCCTATGGGCAGGGATTACCCTAGTACTCGGGGTTATACAGATGGCATCTTGTTCTCAAATCTCCAATTTTTCAAAGAGATTTTCCCCCGAGAAATCAGAAAAATAAATTTTCTGTTTTACAAATAATTTTGATCGGCGGTACCGAAATATTTTCCGTCGGTGTGGACAAATCTGTAAATGTCATAACGGTCTGCAGTTTGAGTCATTACAGGACCAGTAGGTCCGGATCCACCCGGCCAGCTGACCGATCCTGGCCAAGTCACTTCATATCCTCCGCTTGCTCCTTGTTTTAACATAAGCACGTACTGGCCCCCGTCTTCCCCATTCGAAAAGGCGAATGTTGTATTGGAAGCCAAGGTCATTTTTTGAACGTTAGAATTATCCCAATCTATGGAAGCTGTTGCTCCTGCAAAAGTTGAGGTCCAAAATTGCCCCGAGGTAATGTTGAAATTTCCATCTAATCCAGAATAGGGAAAATAACCTAGATCGTTCCAGGAAGAAGTTCCATTTCCAATCTTTAGCTGATTTGTGTCTGTCTCAAAACCCAATTCTCCACTCAGGAGGGTTGGGTTGTTTTGTTGCCAATTGGAGGCAGTGTCTTGTCTAAGAACGATTCTGTAGGCCATACCGTGTGTTTCTTTTAAGTATATATCTTATGGAGTGACTTGGAATATATAAAGGAAAAAATTTTTATGAATTTAAAAATTGGTTCCAAAGGAGTGGACGTGAAAAAGCTCCAAGAAAAATTGGGATTGAAGGCAGATGGAGTATTTGGTCCTTTAACCGAAAGCAAACTTATTGAGTTACAGAAAAAAAAAGGTATTTCCCCGGACGGTATAGTTTCTTTGGGGACGTGGGTTAAATTATTTGGCCCGGTTACCCAGGATAAACCCACACCTGAATCGAAACCATCTCAACCGGTTGTTGCAACAACCCAAAATTCAAATTTATCCTTGGAAAAACTCAAAGGACATGTTCCGGATAAAATTCTAGATGAGATAAAAGAGTTCGGGGCAAAGTTTGGTATGACAACCAATTTGAGACTTGCTCACTTCTTATCCCAAACATCTCACGAATCAGGTGGCTTCAAGTCCGTTAGAGAAAATTTGAATTATTCTGCCGCAAGACTCAAACAAATTTTTCCAAAATATTTCCCCGGGGATTTGAACGAATCCTACGCTAAAAACCCACAGAAGATAGCTAACAAGGTTTACTCTTCGAGAATGGGAAACGGAGACGAATCATCAGGGGATGGATGGAAATTCGCAGGTAAAGGTTACATTCAGCTAACTGGAAAATCAAATTATGAGGAGTTCGACAAGATGGTGGATGATGATATTTTGGCGAATCCCGACTTGGTTGCCACCAAATATCCATTGACCTCAGCCGCTTTTTTCTTTCAAAAAAATAAAATTTGGGGATTCTGCGACAAGGGGACAACAAAAGAGGTAGTAACTGATGTCACCGAGAAGATAAATGGAGGCCGGATTGGACTGGACCATAGATGGTCGGAGTTCAACAAATTTCACAATTTGCTTTTTTCATAAATTCAAAATATTTTGCTTAACAAGATTTCCCCATCTTTTGTAAACCCAAAATTTTTTCATCGTTTTTCGTGGTTGAAGCCACAAAATGACGAAGATTCTTGGTACTATGGTCTTCCTTTTTCTGGTGTTGTGAAAATGCCATCGAATCCAAATTTCTATGAAACTCTGGATGAAGGACTTTTCTCTGCCGTAAAACATTTGCACGGGAAAGGTTATCCAACAACTCCTTCCTGTACAGGGCATTTTTATCCAGAAGACATGTACCGGAATATTTGGGATGGTATCGATTCTACGTGTCAGAAGATTCGTGAATCTGGTGTTTTCTTTTTAGATCCGGAAACAGGAAGAAAATATCAATGCCGGGACCACAATTTTCAAATCCCATTCACCAAAGAAAATTTTGTTTACCAGGCCATGCAGCAGGGTCACAAAGGGGTGTTGGGAATGTTCGACCCGGAAGAAAAAATTTACACCATTTTAGAGCAGTCGATGATTCCTGGCACCGAGATTGGAAGAGATGGTCCTTTAACTTTGTTTTTGACCCACCCACAGGACGAACAAGAATTGAATTCCATGTGGGAAAATTTTACGAATCTCATCCTCCAAATTTGAATCCATTTGATTATATTTGGTGTTGTTCTTTCCTATGGAATCATTTACAAAGATCAAAACCAAAACAACTGGATTTTCTTCGCCCGCAACAGATTACGTTCAGGATAGACTTTATTTTGAACCTTTAGGACCAGACCCTTACTTCACCTTCTTCTTTAGGATTGGTGGGGGAATTAGCTATGCCCAGTTATCAGCCGGAGACATTATAGAGGTAAATAGAAAGACAGAACCAAAAAAAGGACAGATGTGCGTGGGTGTAAACGAATTGGGTCACTTTGTTTTATATCGATTCGGGGAGGGAAATCCAGAAGAACATTGGGGTGTAATCACAAGAACTAAAAGATAATGACCCGTTGGATCGGACTTGCAGACTGCAATAACTTTTATGTTTCATGTGAAAGGGTTTTTAATCCATCTCTTAGGGGGAAACCTGTTTTGGTTCTTAGTAACAATGACGGTAGCGCCATCGCCAGATCTCAGGAAGCCAAAAAGCTTGGCATTAAGATGGGGCAGAAGGTTTTTAAAATTCGAGACCTCATTCAAAAAGAAGGTGTTGTTCTTCTATCCTCCAACTATACCTTGTATGCAGACATGTCAGAAAGAGTGGTGGAAGCAATCAGAACTTTCATACCTCAAATAGAGATTTATTCCATAGACGAGGTATTCGTGAATTTAGATCACGTGGATCCAATTGAAATGGAAAATTTTTTAACCCACGTTAGATCTCAGGTTTTGCGTTGGACCGGTATTCCCATTTCTATTGGTGTAGCTTCCACCAAGACTCTGGCAAAGGTGGCCAACAAAATGGCAAAAGATTCCTCTGGGATTTATTTCATGAAAGATTCCTTCGAATTTTTTCAAACACACGGTCACCAAATTTCTCTATCCGACATATGGGGTATAGGAAGACAAAGCGAAAAGAAATTAAACCATGTGGGCTGTTCTAGTGTTCATGATTTCATGTCTTTATCTCCTGGATGGGTTAAAAAAAATATGACCGTCGTGGGGCTTCGAACTCACCAGGAACTTCTGGGGATGAGATGTCACGATGTGGTGACAAAATTTAAAAGAAGAAAAAATATTTCCACCTCACGTACATTTGGAAGGGGAACCCGAGATTTTGACGAGGTTCAAAAGGCCATCGAACTGTATACGAAAAGTGTGGTGACAAAGTTGAACTCTGAATCTTTGTCATCGGGATACGTTGTGCTTTTTCTGGCAAACGACCCACACAAGGATAATTTTTACTATTCCAAAAGTTTTGCGCACAAGTTTCTTTCACGGACGAACAACGAGGATCAAATTTGGGCTGCTGTTCAACGATTACTCATTGATGGGTTTGATTCCAAAATTAAATATCGCAAGGGTGGAGTTTATTTAGGGGATTTGGCCATATCAGGGCATGAACAAATCGAAATGTGGCGTGAACACCTTCGTTCTCGGAAGGTTAAGGAACCGGAATCCCAAGATTGGCAGATGAGACGTGATTTTCTAACTCCACCATTTACAACCAGCTGGGATGACATCCCGCGAATAAGAAGTGTTCTCTTTCCGGATATATAGGAGAACAAACTTCACCTATGAAAGGCAAAAGAAAACCCGCACACAGGTCTCACAAACCATCCCACATTACCGATTTAGAAGTTGCACGAAAGATGTTAAAAATCTTTCAGAGTGCACAGGACAGAGGTCTACAATTTGACCTTAGCTTTTCGACTGTAAAGGATTTGCTTTCTCACCCAACCTGTTATTATACGGGCCGGAGATTCGAAGATGATGGTCCCTTTTCAAGATCCTTCGATCGAATTGATTCAGATCGTGGTTATATAGAGGGAAACGTTGTATCATGCACGGCAGACATCAACTCTAAGAAAAGCAATCTCACCTACGAAGAAATTCAAACAATCTACGAAAAATTGACTTTGGCCAGAAAGATGAAAGAAAAGGAACCCCAAATAACACGAATTCCAAACGCAAAAGATATTCTTTGCTTTAATGATTTAACCCAAAATAACACAAATAAACATGAAAATTCCGAAACAATACCTCAGTAAAAATCCAAAAGTGATGAAAAGAGAAATTGAAAAACACAAGGATAAGAAAGATTCAGATTCCTCTGCATACGATCCATGGGACGCTGACTATGAAAGCGGGAAAGCAGGTAAAGGTAAAAAAGTTGAGACTAAGAAAAGCAAATACACGAAAAAATACAAGGAAATGTTTGGGGAAAGCGAAGATTCTTCATTCGATTCTAATTTAATTGTTTATGAAGATTTCGAATTTGAAATTGAACAGGCTGCCTATGAAGTTTTTCTTGAACTTGAAGAATCCGGGGAAGAGTGGGACTCATTGGACGAAGGATCTGCTGCTGGTTCAGTTAGTAATCCAGGATCTCCAGCCCACAAAGCATTGAAAAAGAAAGCGGAAAAAAGTGGATTCCCCCTTGGGATTTTGAAGCAAGTTTTCAAACGTGGCAAGGCAGCCTGGAAAGTTGGCCATCGACCAGGAACAACCCCCGATCAATGGGCTCACGCGAGGGTAAATTCTTTTATGACCGGAGGAAAAACAACAAAAATGCACGATAAGGCTCTGTATCAGCAGGCAAAAAAGGCAAAGGCAAAAAAAGGGTAAAACCTTTAAATATCTGCTGTGAAATTCAAATTAGCTTTTGAAGAATAGAATTGATTATCAAATCTTTCTTCGGCATTGTAAAAAACCCGATCCAAAACCCTGGTGATTTCATAAGGGTTGTCTCTTGGAATTCTAAGATATCCCGTTCTTTTTTCGATGGATTCTCTCAATCTCAGATCGAAAACTATAGAAGAATTATAAATTATTTTCTGTTTAACAAGATGATCAAAAACATCTCTAATTGATTTGATAGATTTTCCAGAAGACAAAATATAATTTATGTCCTCCCCAAACCATCCATAGCTACTGTAAACACTCAATGCTTCTCTGGGTGATGATGCTATAACCACTTCTACCAAAGGGTTTTCGGTTCTGCTTTCCCATAGAAATGCCCATCCATAAAAAACGGATATAAGATCATCGAAGGAAGCCAATAATGAATCTAAATCTTCTAGATCTTCGGATTCGTTAAGTTTTTTTATGTACCGTGTCATAAGATTAATTTTGTTTGAATCTTATAATTAGTTCACCCCAAACCTCAATTAAACCCACCAATTTTTGAAATTGAACTTGATTCATTTTTATTTCTCCGGAAGAATTCAAGGATTGATTCAATTTAGAAACTGATGAATCAAGTTTTGTCTTTGCCTCGCTTAATTTAAATTTACCAGAAGAAGCCTTCTGGTAAATTGGAAGTTTCACTTCAAAATGATGAAAAGTCAACATGGCATCTCCTCCTTTTGTCTTTGCCTCGCTTAATTTAAATTTACCAGAAGAAGCCTTCTGGTAAATTGGAAGTTTCACTTCAAAATGATGAAAAGTCAACATGGCATCTCCTCCTTTTTTCTTTGCCATTTCAGTTATTTTGGTTGCTCCCGCTAAACGATTTTTGCAGAATTGTTCGAAGCTTTCTTCCGGTTTTACTGCTTCGTTGATGAAATCTAAGTATGCAGTGTAAAGATTTGAATTCCCCATGTCTTAAAATTTAATTTTGCTATGTATATATCCTCACATTTCACATGATCCCAGCTCTCACCAGATCCAACAAGTTGGCAAAATCGTGACTTAAATCAGGAGGAATTCGAATTGAATTTCTAACTTCATCTGGCATGTCGTCCCAAAATTGCGAAAGTTGAAGAATTGTAGATTCGGGATTTTCGGAAATTTTGGAATTCCAGAAGTTTGAATCCAAATAGGGAAGGGTTAGAATTAGTTTCTTTGCCTCTTCGTTTCCTGTTCGTAGAACTTCTAGCCATCCTTCCATATTCCATTTTCCCACCTCTAATTGGAATTGATCGCACCGAAATTCACCATTTATTTCTTTTGGCGCTCCTCTCAGGGATTTCAGTTCTTTGTTGTTGAAACAAATAAAAAACCCACCAACTTTCTGTGGTGCTCCTTCCAGGGATTGGAGATAGTTGCCGGAACAATTAAAATGCACACCAACTTTCTGTGGTGCTCCTTCCAGAGATTGGAGTTCGTTGTGTAAACAATCAAAATCCCCGCCAACTTCCGGGGGTGCTCCTTCTAAGGATTGGAGTTGGTTTCCATTACATGCAAAATCCCCACCAACTTTCTGTGGTGCTCCTTCTAAGGATTGGAGTTGATTATAAGAACATCTAAAAATATCGACAGTATGTGGAAATCCCATTCCTTTCATGGTTCGAAGACCCAATGAATTTGCATCAAATACACCTCTAACATGTCCAAATTTAATTCCGTGTTTTCTTGGCGAAAAACCAATACCTCTGTAAGAAGGATGTTTTACTTCACTTTTCAATATTACATCACCCTGAACATCAATTTCCCCATTATTATAAGTCCATTTCGAAGGTACATCGTTATCATCCCGGCAAACTAAATCTAAAAATTTTATTTGTTCGCTATCCAGATTCGGATGGGTGGGGAGATTAAGTTTTTTCTCTTCCGAATCTTTTAATTGTTGTATCTTAGCCAAAATTTGTAAATCATCATCATTCAAATTTCCCCCAATTTTCTTTTTCCATGAGGGTAAATACTTGTTTATCAAATATAAAAACATTCCATCGATGTTATTTGGTCCAGCATAAGTTAGCATATAGGTTGGGCTGGTTCTAACATATCCAGATTTAGTCAAACTATATGCTTGTCCATCCGGGGCTTGGACAATAAAAGTGCCAGTACGGGGGATAATTCCTTCTTCGGTGAATCCCATAGATTTCAAAATGCCCCAGTTAGGAGAATCCTCCAATTTTACTGGCCATACAGCAGGAGCTGTTCGGGAGGGGTAAATTTTTGATGTCCCCTCATTTAAAACGAATTTATCGAATTTAAGGATGTAATGCATTGTGGTATATATCCCCATATTTCACATGATCCCAGCTCTCACCAGATCCAACAAGTTGTCAAAATCCTCCCTCAAATCTGAAGGAATTCGAATTGAATTTCTAAACTCGTCTGGCAAATCGTCCCAAAATCCCGAAAGTTGAAGAATGGTTGATTCCGGATTTTCAGAAATTTTGGAATTCCAGAAGTTTGAATCAAAATAGGGAAGTGTTAGAATCAATTTCTTTGCCTCTTCTTTTCCTGT